CAAGCTCTTCCGGGTGACTCGGGTGACGATTTTCCAATGGCGGAAAGAGGATTTGCCGTGCCGGATTGAGAACGGCTCGCCGCGGTTCAGCGTGGCGGACTGTATCGAGTGGCGCATAGCAAGGGTGCGGGAGGAGGAGCGGGCCAAGGTCCAGGGACCGGACGCGGAGGTGTTCAAGGCCCGGAAACTGGCAGCGGAGGCGGAGCGGGCCGAGGTGGAACTGGCGGTCCGAAAGGGGGAGCTGGTGCCGATGGCGGTTCATGAAGTCCGGGTGACCGAACTGGCCGGCGCGGTGGCGGCCGTGTGTAAGGGCCAGCTCGGGAGGTACACAATGGAGGTAGTTGGTGCTGGAACGCCGGTAGCGGCGAGGGCGGTGCTGGAGAAGGTTGGGGACGCGGTGCTTCAGGCGTGCCAAGGTCTCGGGGATGGGATCGAGGATGACTTGGCAGACTTGGCGCGGGAGAATCCGGGGGTGGCGACATGAGCGACCTACTAGACCCCTCAATATTACGATCCGCTCTCCAGGAATATTGTGACAGCCTACCACCATTCTTTGTAGCGGCGGTGGACGGCCCGTTGATCTACTTCGCTGACGGAAGGGTACGAAGGCTTGCCCATTCCGAAGATGCGGGCGGGGCGATCATCAACTATGGCGAGGAGTGGCTTGACCCGATCCGGGGTACGCAGGTATGGATTGGCTGGCAGAAGCGGCAGAAGGAACTGACCGGGTGAACGCAGTCCTTGAAGCCCCCGCGCGTCGTGCCGCACGGGTGGAGCTCGGGATCATCCGCCGGCTCCTGGCCCCCCCGGAACGGCTGACGGTAACGGAGTGGGCTGACCGCAAGCGTGTCCTGCCTGAGACTTCGACTCAACCCGGTCCCTACGACAGTACCCGAGCACCCTACCAGCGCCGACCGATGGATGCGATCGGCGACCCCGGGAACCATCTCGTTGTACTCTGCTGGGCTAGTCAGACCGGGAAAAGTGTCATCCTAGAGAACGCCATCGGTGCCCGGATCGACATGCGGCCGTCGCCTCTGGTGTTGGTGCGCCCAAAGATCGACGACGCCGAGGGGTGGGTGAAGGAACGGTTCGAGCCTATGGTAAGGGCGACTCCGGTGCTCCGGGATCTAGTCAACCTCACCCGGGGCTCGAAAGACTCAACCCTCCGCTACAAGCGTTTCCCCGGTGGTTTCCTGTTCGTCGCCTCTGCCAACAGCGCTACGGAGCTGGCCGGCCGGAGTACCCCGTTTGTGGCCTGCGACGAGGTGGACCGCTTCGAGTTGTCCGCTGGCGACGAAGGGAATCCTATCGGCATAGTCGAGCGCCGGATGGGGGCCACGGACGTCGGGACCCTCGTGCTCACCAGCTCCCCGGGCCGGGCAGAGAACACGATCATCTGGCCCTACCTGGAGGGCGGGACGTTCGAGCTCTATCTGGTTCCCTGCCCTCGATGCGGCCGGGAGCAGGATCTGGTGTGGGGTGGACCGAACGATACCCGGGGAGTTAAATGGGACCGGGGGAAACCCGAAACCGCCTGGTATCAGTGTGCCCACTGCGGGGGCCGGATCGAGCACCACGAGAAACCAGCGATGCTGGCCGCCGGTCACTGGCAGGCCACCAATCCCGAAGGTCACTACCCCTCCTTCCACCTCAATGCCCTTTACAGCCCGTTCGGCAAGACGAATTGGGCTTCGATCGTTGACAGCTTCCTCCGATCAAAGGGGAAACCCCTTGATATGCAAGTGTTTGTGAACACTTTCCTCGCGGAATTGTACGAAGAAGAGCACGAATCGGTTGATTCAGGGACACTTTCGGGCCGTTTGGAGGAGTGGCCGGAAGGGCAAATCCCGCTTGGGGTTGGCATCCTGACGGGTGCGGTGGACGTGCAGGACAACCGGCTCGAGGCCGCGATCTGGGGCTGGGGCGCTGGGCTCGAAAGCTGGCTGATCGACACCGTCCAGATCCCTGGTGACCCCGGAATCCCAGTCGGACAGCCTCGGAGCCCCTGGAATGAGCTCGATGGGTGGCTCCTGAAGCAGCGGCATCTCAATAGCCGGTCGATGGCGGTTGAGGCTGTGATGGTGGACTCGGGTTACCAAACCAGTGCGGTCTATAGCTTTACCTACCCTCGCACTGGCCGGCGGGTATTCGCTTCGAAGGGCATTGGTGGAGACGGGATTGCCTTGCTTGGGAAGGTGAGCTTTCAGTCTAAAGGCCGGGTGCCGTTGTACCCGATCGGGACCGATGAGGCGAAGAATGAGTTTTTGCGGAGCCAGATCCATGTGGGCCAGCCTGACCGTAGCGAGGACGGAACACCAAGTCCTGCACCGGGATACGTCCATCTTCCGAAATGGGCCACCGACGATCTCCTAGCCCAACTGGTGAGTGAGCGCCGGGTCCCCCACATGGTCAGGGGCCGGGTGGTGAAGGAGTGGCGGAAGCACACTCATGATACCCGGAACGAGCAGCTGGACATGCGGATCGGAGCCCGGGCAGCCCTACAGGGGTTGGGGCGTGGTGTCCTGGCCAGCTTGGGGAAGCGGGCTGAAGCCGCCGCGGTGCCGGTCAAGTCCAAGACGGAACTCGAGAAGCCGGTGGCGGTTGAGTCAGAGCAGGAGCCGGTAGAGACACCTGTTGAGTTGGTTGAGATGCGCGGTCCCCGGCGGTTCGGGAACTACAAGGTAGGCTCCTGGTGAGCGTATTGGGGCGTGAGCAGCCGATCCGCTTTATGGACGGTCCGCTGGCTGGCAAAGTGTATGAATCAATGGATGATTTGGAGCAGTTTTCGCGAGTCATCACCGTTGAACTGCCGATCTTTACGGCTCGGGGTTTTGGTTATGTCAGCTACAGCTTCGGTCCGGATGGTAACCTGTATTGTGGCTTGCTGGCCCCGGGCGACTGGGAGGGGACTGGGCCTCGGTGAACCTCCTCATCCCTACTGTCCGGGTGGTTCTCCTCTGCCGGTGTGGGCAGCCGATCAGCTTCTACGTGGCAATCGAGAATGTTCGATTCTACGTGACACATCAGGCCCCCATTGGGTTGCCGATTACGACCGAGCGGTGTCGAAACTGCCGTGGGGTCGTGGCTTGCCGGGTAGGAGATGTGAACTGGAGGAAAGACGCCGCCTAAACGGCACCCTTGCGCCAAAACGGCACACTTGCTATGTTAGGTGCTGTAGTCACAACTGAATAGGCCATAGCCGCCACCTGAGCGGCACAGCGCCTCGAGCGCACACGGCCCTGCTGGAGTCCTCGGACTCTGGCGGGGCCTTTCGCTTTACCCGGGAGCTTGATGGCCCCGACGATACCCACCATCGAACCCACCAGCGCTCGCGCTGGGGACTCCTGGCTCTGGACTGCCGGGGGATCGTTCGCGTCCTATCCGGCAACTGATGGATGGGCGCTGACTTACGAGCTCCGCGGTGCACAGAAGATCACCCTCGGGTCTATCGCTGGCGAGGTCACCGCTAATGGGACTGGCTGGGACGTGGTTGTCCCTGCTTCCCGGACGGCTGGATTCAGCGCTGATAGCTGCCAATTCGCTGCTGTGCTCACCGGATCAGGTACCTACGCCGGTCGGATTCACCAGGTAGCACTCCCTGACCTCGAACTCCTGCCATCGCTGGTGCTGGCCGGGGCAGGAGATATGGTGGAGTGGGCGCGGACCCAGCTCGCCAATGTGAACAAGGCGATTGCCAGCCGGATTGCTGGTGATGAGCCCGAAGGGTACACCATTGACGGGGAGCAGGTCGTTCGCATCCCGCTCGAGAAGCTTTTCGCCCTCCGGATCCGGTTCAGCAACGAAATCAACCAAGCGGTAAACCCGCAGAGCTTTGGTCGGCGGGTTGATACGGCATTCGTGACTACGGGCGCCAGAAGTTCGAGTTTCTGGACATGAACTGGCCCCGGCTGTTCAAGCGCAAGCCGAAGGCGGTGAGCCCGTCCGCCTATTTCGGTGGGGCACAGAGTAACCGGCTAACCGAAGACTGGATGGCGAGCATCCTGAGTGCTGACCAGGAGCTCAAGGGAGATCTCCGGGCGCTCCGCGGTCGCAGCCGCCAGATGTACCGGGACGATGGGTTGTTCCACGGGCTGGTGACCTCGCTCCAGAACAATGTCATCGGCCGGCGGGGGATGCCGCAGTTGCAGGCCAAGGTCAAATCCACCCAGGGTAATCTCAAGGTTGAACTCAACGACATGCTGGAGGTGGGCTTCCAGCGCTGGGGCCACCGTGATACGTGCTGCGCGGATGGACAGGCGAGCTGGTGGGAGCTCCAGCGTCTTGTGTTGGCAACCCTTTGGATTGACGGTGAAGTATTCCTCCGTCGCCTTCCTGGGTTCGGGAATCGGTTCGGCTACGCGCTCCAGATGATTGACGCGGATCTCGTTGATGAACGGTATCAGCGGTATCCGACCGCAACACAGAATGCGATCCGGATGGGTGTCGAGATCAACGAGTGGGGGCGGCCGGTTGCCTACTACATCTGGAACGCCCATCCCTCAGACCCATTTGGGAAACGGCGTGAACGGGTGCGGGTTCCCGCAGACGAGATCATTCACGTCTTCGTGCAGTGGCGTACCGGGCAGCGGCGCGGGATTCCCGTCGCTACGCCTGTGATGATCCTCTCGCACATGCTGGACGGCTATACCCAGGCCGAAGTGATGCAGGCGCGGGCCGCAGCAGCGGGTGGCGGCGGGTTTTTCGAGATGACGGCGGATGCCGCCGAGAAGATGGGTATCGTGAACCCGACGGGCGACGATATCAAAAAGCCGCTTGTTATGGAGTCAGAGCCGGTCACGGCACGTCAACTGCCTATCGGCTGGAACTTCAAGGAATGGAACCCGACTCACCCGAATCAAGAGTTTGCCCCGTTCCAGAAGGCTATTACCCGGGTGATGGCACGAGGCGTCGGCTTCAGTTACATGACTGCCGCTGGCGATCTGAGTGAGACGAGCTATTCGAGTGGTCGCATCGGGCTGCTGGATGAGCGAGACAACTACCGGGTCTATCAGGGTTTCCTCGAAGATCGCTTGAACCGGCCGGTCTATGAGGATTTTGTCCGCTATGCCTCCCTGACGGGTGCGGTCAAGCTCCCCACCGAAGACGTTGAACGCTACTTCGCGCACGCTTGGGAATGGCGCGGCTATCCGTGGGTGGATCTCAAAAATGAGATCGATGCCGCGGCGATGGAGCTTGCTCTCCGCATTCAGGACCGGACAAGTCTCTGTGCGGATCGTGGCCGCGATGTGCGCGAAGTGTGGGAAAACCTGCAACGTGAGGAAGCACTCGCAGCCGAGCTCGGTATCACGCTGCCGCTGGTTGGGGTGTTGACCCCGCGGCAATTGAGTGAGGAAGACGCTTCCGACACAGGTCCGAACTCCCCGCCGAGTTCTGCCCCCGCCAAACCCAAGGCCCCGCCAAGTATGGAGAAGCGGGCACAGACGGTGGCCACAGAACTCGACGCGGTGCTCGGGCACGGGAATGGAACCCAATGAGTAGCCGCCTCATCCATGTCCTCCGGGCTGCCACGGAAACCCCGTGGGCCATTCTGCCGGCTAAACTCGCCGCGATTGCCGCACTCCTCGAGCTCAAAGCGAACGGCGAGCGGTACAGCGAAGAGGAGATCCTGGCGCGGCTGGGTGGCGAGGCGGGGCCACCCGCCAAGGCCGCTATCGGGCGGGGTGTTGCTGTGCTCCCGCTCTACGGGGTGATCAGTCCCCGCATGGGGAGCCTCAACGAATCCAGTGGGGGCACGAGTGCGGAACGGTTCGCGTCCTGGTTCGATGCGGCCCTGAACGACGATGGGGTGAGCGCGATTGTGCTTGACGTGGACTCACCGGGTGGATCAGTGGCGGGGATCGAGGAACTTTCCGCGCGCATCTTCGCTGCCCGTGGTACCAAGCCCATCATCGCCTCGGTGGGTTACATGGCTGCGAGTGCGGCTTACTGGATTGCCGCTTCGGCGGATGAAATCGTTGTGAGCCAAAGCTCTGAGGTCGGGAGTATCGGGATTCTAGCCCTCCATGCGGATACGAGCGAGGCCGACGCCAAAGAAGGCGTCAAGGTTACGGTGCTCAGTGATGGAGAGTTCAAGGGCGAAGGGGTCTATGGCCCGCTCTCCCCCGAAGCCGAAACTGCGATGAAGGAACGGATGGGCAGCTTCGGGACCATGTTCCGCCGTGCCGTTGCCCGAGGCCGCGGAACGACTGAAGCTCAAGTCCGCGCCGAGTATGGCAAAGGCCGGATCGTGAATGCGAGCGACGCCCTCATGCGGGGCATGGTAGACCGCCTGGGCTCGCTGGAAGATGTGATCGCGGGTTACGCCCAACCTCAGCGCGGGAAAGCCCGTGCTATTGGCTCTCGTGCTGCTGCTATTCCGGCCCGGGTTCTCGCCGCACTGAATGGCGTAGATACTCTCATTACGGCACTCACGCAGGCTGTCGGCACGAATGCCACCGTCACGAATGCCAGTCCTTTCATTGTCACCGACTTGTCGGCGCGTCACTCCGAGGACACCGCGCCTCCTGTTGTTCCCGTCCTCACACCGGCCCCACTGGCCAAGGAGCACAAGATGGCTGAAGACACTGCGGCCAACGTAGGGGCCGCCACCGCGGAGGCTGAGAAGGCCGTGCGGAAGGAACTCGCGGAGCGGGATACCGCTTTTGCAGCGCTTGCCGAGTCGCATCCTGATGATGCCAATCCTACGGACTGGCTCAAGCGCGGCTTGACTGTGCAGGCCGCCAAGGACGAGATCCTGGCCAAGATGCAGGCTCGGCTCAAGGGCCAGCCAACCATCACCGGCGCCGGGATTCCGACGGGGCGGGTGGATGTGCGGGTCCATGACGGGGGGGACCAGGGTTCGCAGTATGGTCCTTATACCCGGGGGACAGACAAGAAGGCCCTCATGGCTGGGCTCGGCGAGCAGTTGTTCGATATCGCCGCGTTCGGTGCCAACAAGACCGTGAGTCCCAAGATGCGGCGACTGCATGACATGCAGATGCGAGCCGCGGTCAGCACGGGAGGGGCGAGTACTCAGCTCGGGACGGACGGGGCGTTCATGATCCAGAAGGATTTCACCACCGAGCTTCTGGAGTCCACGTTCTCGTCGGGCGCCATTCTCAGTCGGTGCGATACCCACGAGGT